AATGCCAATGATATAGCTGGTCAGATCGACGGTGCCGACGGCTTGCTGGGTCCAGGTGAACTCGGCACTGACATCGACGCGCGTCAACGGCCCAGTTGTAAGCGTCAGGCCGAGCCCGTCGTACAATATCTTTCCGGTTTCGCTTGCGCCGTCGAACTCGACCAGACCATCCTCGCCGGTGATCTCGTCGGAGACCGTGAGCACATGGGTCTCGCGATCGTAATGCCATATCTTGGTGTAACCCTCGAGCACGACATCGGGGTCTTTGCGTCGTTCCTTGTCGAGCACCACCGGATCATAGTACGGCAGCACGCGTAGCGTTTCGGCCAGGGCTTCCTTCTGCGCCACGACATCGAATGGCCGCGCTACGAACACCAGCGTCACCAGCTCCTCGAAAATGCTGGTCGGGATGCCGACGAGCCGACCACGGAATTTGACCAGAGCCGGGCCGCAGTCGAGCGCAAACCAGCACCATATCTTGCGACCGGGACCGAGCAGCCCGACCATGGCACCGGCCTCATTGACCGGGCGGCGCACGACAGCAGTCAAGGTTGCCGGATCGCCTTCCTCCTGCGCCAGCGTGAACGAGAACACCGCCTCGTCCCAGCGCATATGCTCGGCGCCGAACGTCGTCTCGCCGGCATCAATCCAGGCAAAATAGGGAAGACCGGCCGGCATTTATGGCGTCCGTTGTTCGGCCTCGAGCTGCCAGGCCACCTCGGCCGCCCATTCATCCCGCGAGGTGTTCCACGTGGTGACCTTGGCCAAGATGATCAATTGACCATCACTTTGATTGCCGGCGCCGAGGCCACCAATGCACGTGATGGTGACATCCTGGCCGGGCCACACATCGGTCAGTTCAGGCGCCTCGTGATCGGTGCAGGTCACCGTCACCTTGTATTGGCGGAACTGTGCGACCGAGATGTCGGCCAAGTCGCCGCGACAATCGCGGGCCACGTTCTTTGACTGCTCGATTGGCTCAAGCGTCATCGTTATGCCGCGCACGGCATACTGTGAGAAGTCGATGCCATCGATCGATAGCAGCGTATAGGCAGGCATCAGGAATACCGGCTCGGCTTGCGGCCACCCGAGCGGACCTGCGCCAGCGCGGCCGCCTTGCGCAGTTCATCGACTGCGCCGGACGCCGCACGCAGGCCGGCGATGTCAGGCAGGCCGGGAAACTGGATCGTGACGTTGCTCATGCCGCCGGCTAGGCCGCCCGTAGCGAATGCGGGGATTGCCCGCGGGACCATGCCACCAAGTGCAAACCGCCCCATACCGTCGAGCACCCGGCTGAGGTTGCCGCCCGAGCGCCGCAGCGCTTCGAGGAAGGCCAGCACGCCGGGTTGCCGCACCGCCCGTGCCGGCATGATGTGCTCGCCACGCGACAGCCAGGCGAGGTTGCTGTCCGAGGTACCGGTGCCACGACCGCCCATTAGTCCACCGGCGGCAAAAGGCCACCCGCTTTGGGGAAAGTTTCGGCCTGATGACACGCCCGTCCCTTTCCCCTGTGATGACTTCAAGAGTGCGTCCCAGAATATATTAATACTGTCTTCGATCTCTTTCGAATGTTGCGCGCAGTCGGCGTTCCCTTTGCTGACTTTCTGGTCGACTGCACGGATTGCACTGTTGTTTGCTTTACCCAACGCTACCATTTGCTTAATGCCATCGCCCCAACCACTAAAAGGCCACCCCCCTTGGGGAAAGTTTGGCCCGCTGCTTAGCCCGCCTTCCTGAAAGCCCGGTATTCGTCCCGACCGCCGCAATGCTTCGAGGAATGCAAGCACACCGGGTCGCCGGACTGCGCTTGCCGGCATCACGTATTCGCCGCGCGACAGCCAGGCGAGGTTGCTGTCGGACGTGCCGGTACCACGGCCACCGAGCAGCCCGCCGCCGGCCTTGGCGGGTGCCCTCAACAAATCCTCCAGGCTCTTTATGGCATTGCGCATGCCGTTTTGAATGCCCAGCAAACTTTGATCCATGGCTGTCCCTGCAGCGAGGATGGATTGTGAAAGATTGTACATTGTTGTCAGGTTCGATTTGTTGGCGGCATCCATCGCGTCGAAGGCCCGGATGAATGCTCCCGCGAGCGGGGAACTACCAGCACCCCCGACCGATCCGCCCGCGGCATAGCCCGGTATTCGTCCCGACCGCCGCAGCGCTTCCAGAAACGATGCGACGCCTGGCTGCGCCACCACCCGCGCCGGCATGATGTATTCGCCACGCGACAGCCAGGCCAAGTTGCTATCGGAAGTGCCGGTGCCACGGCCGCCGAGCAGACCGCCGCGAGCCATGCCGGCGCCGCCGCCCGTTGCCGGGGCGCTTGGCTTCAGGCCGACCAACTGCAGCGCCTTGTCGATATACTTCACCAGCCAATCGTATGCGCCTTGGATCGCGCCGGTCACCGCATTCCATGCCGCAACGCCATTGCTGGAGATGGCGTCCCAGGTAATGCGGCCAAGCGCAGCGCCATACTCATCGACTTTACCCGTGGCCTGAAGTACCACATTGGAGATTGATTCCCATACCGACGTAGCTTGCTGTCCTGCTTGTGCGGCTGATTGCCCTACCTCTGCCTGCTTCTGCGTTATCGCTCCGAGTTTTTCATCCCAGACCATGAACCCTTGCGAAGCCTGCTGTCCTGCTTGTGCGGCTGATTGCCCTACCTCTGCCTGCTTCTGCGTTATCGCTCCGAGTTTTTCATCCCAGACCATGAACCCTTGCGAAGCCTGCTGTCCTGCTTGCGCGCCCTGCTGCCCGGCCTGCGCCGCTGCCTGCCCGGTTTGCTGAAGTGCCTGATTGGTTGCACCGATTGCCTCGGGCATCCCGGTGAAAGGATTGCGCACTAATTGAAATTGCTGTGCGGCCTGTGCTGCCGCCTGACCAGTTTGCTGCGTTCCCTGCCGCAGCTCCTCACCAGCCTTCGTTAATTCCTTGTATGCCGTGACAACCTGCTGCGCTGCCGCTTTCTGACTTTCCAGAGAACTCGCATCAAGCACTCGAATAGCCGCAACCAGCAAATTCCATTGAGCAATAAGGTAACCGATTTCCAGTCTTAGAATCTTTAGTTCCCGTGTCAGAAACTCCAAGACTGGCGTTGTGATCGGCGTGATGACTGACTTGAATTCGGTCCACGCAGCACTGAGTTGATTCAGTGCTTGTTGATACTTCGCCGCTTCTACTATTTGTTGTTGCGTTGCCGGGGTAACCGCACCAAGAGCGGCCGCGAAGTTCTGTGCAGAAATAGTCCCTGTTTGCAGGCCCGCAATCACCTGGGCGCCAAGCGCATCGCCCAACGTCTTCATTGCCAGGTTGGTTCGTTCAGCGCTATCCGGCATGCGCTCCAGCTGGGCAATGAAGTTCTGCAATCCCGTGATGACATCGGTCGAGAAAAAGCCCTGGGAAAGCGTTTCCTTCAACTGCTGCAAGCCGGGAAGGATTGCGTCTTGTGATATACCCGTTTGCGCAAGGGCTTTCTGCAATCTGTCAAAATTCTGGGCGGTCAAATCCAGCTTTGCCGATGATGCGGTGAGTTTGTTGAGCGCATCCGCCGTACTGTCTCCGAACTTTATGAGGGCGCCTGCCACAACACCGGCCGCGATCCCGATCGGACCCAGTGCGCGGGCAAAAACACCCAATGGCCCGAGCGACCGTGTCATTTTGGCTCCCAGTTTGGTGAAGGCAGAGCCAATTGCGTCCGTTGCTGTTTCGGTTCGTGCCATCACCAGCGACAGGCCATCGAAGGCTGTGCCGACGACGGTCGCTGTTTGGGAGAGCGGATCGAGAAGGCCCTTTGCTTCCCCTGCGCTCCCGGCCACGCCATCGAGGGAGGCCTTGGCTTCATCGGCACCCTCAACCCCGACTTTCACCGTGGCATCGACATGGCCCAGTTCCTCTGCCGCAGCCTTAACTTCGTCGATGCTGGTCTTGGTCTCATCGGCGCCTTCAGCCTTGACCTCCACCTTGGCATCGGTCTGGCCCAACTCTTCTGCCGCGCCCTTGATACCGTCAATGCTGTCCTTGGCTTCGTCGGCGCCCTCGGCGTTGACTTTCACCGTTGCATCAATTTTGCCCAGCTCGTCCGCCGACTTCTTGAGATCATCGACGCCGCCGACAATCTCCTCAAGGCTCTTGCGGACATCGTCGCCGCCTTCAAGCCCAATGCCGATCGAGATTTTTTCAGCCATGGCGTGTTACGTGTCCTTGAAATGCTTGCTGAACAGCTCGGCGAACTTTGCCGCGTGTTCCTTGACGATCTCGGTAATGCGGAATTTCTTCGGGATGCGAACCGATGGCACGCCGATGTAGAGCGGCTTGCGATCGCGGTCCTTATCGTTGGCATCGAACAGCATCGGCTGACCGCGCACGGTTGCCGAGGTAAGTTTCTTGCCCGATCGGCTGGCGCGCGGGCCGCCTTCCTGGGTCGGTATCCACAACAGCGGCTTGCCCTGGATCGTCGCGCCATGCTCAAACACACCGGCGATGCCGAACTTGTGAAAGATGACGGCCGTGGCTTCCAGCGACGGCTCGCCGTCTTCCACCGCATCCTTTGTCCGATATTGCAATCCGCTTTGCCACTTCCCCCCGAACCTACCGGCGCCCGCGATATCGCTGCGCCCTTCCTGCACCGCATTGGCGGCCGTCTCGCGCAGGGCCGCCACCGCCGCCGTAGCCACCGGTCGCTGCTTGTCGCGGATCATCTTGACCATGGCCGGCACGTCGGCTTTAACTTCGAACTTCATCCCGCCAATTCCTTGCGCATCTTCTCGATCCCCTTGCTGTCGCCCTGTGCGCCGATAGCAGCGATCATCAATGCATATCCCCGATCGATGCGATCAAGCGTGCCGCCAAATTCGAGATAGGCCGTGATCTGTCGCGGCGTCAGCGTCATTGTATAGTCGGGTGGGAAGCCTCGTCGGACGAGGGCTGTGATGGCGATGGCGATTTCCTCAAGCGTACTTTGACGACCTTTGGCTCTTCGCTGGCCCCGCCGATCAGGCTCGTCAGTTCCTGAACGAAGGAGCCGATCCCGTTTGGGAATGTCAGCCCGAAGATTGCCCGCAAGAACTTGAGCTGCTGCTCGGGCAAGAGCTTGGCGGCAAGCCGTTCGTATTCTTCGTCACCGAGATGCCCGCATCCGGCCGCGATGATAGGGCCGGCCGCCGCGCCACATCCCTGGATCAAGCGCAGAATGATGTCACCACCAACATCGCCGCTGGCGATCGATCTCAAGTTCGGGAACCGTGCAACAATAGATGCGATGGCATCGACGGAAATGCCATGCACCTTGATCCGATGCTCGCCAATCTTGACGATCTCAACGGATGTCGAGGGCGCAATATCCAGAAGGTCTGCCATGCTTTCTCCTTAAGCTGAAACGGTTTCGTCTCGGATCGTCCAGACACCGAAGAAGCCACCGGCATCCTTCTGCACCTCGGCCTCGATCTCGATCACCGTGAAGTCATCCTCGCTGGTGATGAAGCTGAAATCACCGGACGGGACGAACGAGACAGTGGCAAGGAAGTCGACCTGCTGACCGATGTCGTTGGTACCGACCACCTTGATCTGGCCACTGAACTCAGTCTTCGACAGGCCGCTTAGTGTGATGTTGCCATCGGTGTCGGTGCCTTGCTCGGCCAGCGCGAAGAACGAAAGATTATGGCCGGTGATCTCGTCGAGCGAGAACGTGATGGTGGCGCCGACCTGGGTGATGGCGGTGAAATCTTTTGTTTTCACGCCCTCTCTCGAACTAAAATGCTCGAGCTTTTCCACCGTCGGCGAATAGACAAACGACGGCGCATTGCCGAGATCAGTGAAGACCGAAGCGCCGGCCTCCTTGAACGACACGATGCCTTTACCGATGTGATAGTTGTTGACGTTGGGTGACGTGGGCATGGCAGTTACCTTTCCTTTCCTAGAGTTCTTCCGGCCGCATTGAGTACTTGAACAGGAATTGCGCCTTCAGCGCGCCGTGCAACGAGCGCATCCAGCCGACATCGGTCTGACATCCGAGGTAACGGATCGCGCCGTTGCCCCGTGTTCCGGTCTTGACGATCTGCTCGTTAAGTTCGGCATCGAACAGCACCCGCTTGATCAGCTCGCGGCGCATAATGCTGAGATTGGAACCGACCAGATCGGCCTGATCCGCGATGATGATCTCTGGCATGAACTGGACGACGGTCGGCCGATGGGCCGGCCGCATCGACAGGTCGGTGGCATCGTTGGTTTCCTCGTCGCCATCGAGCACGATCACCGCCGGCAATTCGGTCTCGTCGATATTGAGATTGTTGCGATAGGCCGAACGGATATTCGGAATGGTGGCAACCACCACCAGCAGCCGCGCCAGGATGTCCTCGCGAACATCGACCATCACCCGGCGGCCTTCATCAGCAGGAACCGGACCTCGCCGAGGTCTTCGCCGTTCGGGCTGCCCTGCACCGGCGCCTCGCGCACGATCCAGCTTCGGCCGTTGAACGTCAGTACGGCACCGATGCATTCGCCAACCGCAATCCCATTCGCGGCAAGCTCGGGGATGCGAGCATAGGCGCCGGGGCCGACGCTGCTTGTCTCTACCCCGCCGCTGGTCTGCGTCTTCGACCGGGTCTTGTCGATCACGGTCAACGCGATCTCACCCGCCGTCCCAGTGGACAGCGTCGCCGGCACGCCGAGCACGGAATAGACCGGATCGTAGAGGTCTGCGCTAAAGTCGATCATCGCTGCACCGCTTGAATGCGAACGTCCCGATGTCCTCGCGCCCGAGATCGGTCTCCATCGTGTTCTCTGTCACCAGCGCGAAGCCGCAAATCTTCATCGCGAACACCAGCCCGTCGCGGGTGAAGTACCAGCAGTGTTCATCCGGCTTGTAATGCTTTGAGCGCAACGCGTGTTCGGCATCACGGAAGATCGGCAGCGAGAGGAACACCCACTCGCGCACATTGGCGAGCAGCGACTGGAAGTCTGGGATGTGCTCGAGCACGTCCCACAGTGTCACTGCATCGAACGAGACCAGATGCGGATCAACCAACAACATGCGTTGCTCGAGCCAGGCGAGACCGGCCGGGTTGACATCGTAACCATAGGTCGAGCGTCCGCGTTGGTTTCGCAGTTCGACAAAGGCGCCCGAGCCGATGCCGACATCGATCAGCGTGCCGCGATAATGCCGCTCGACGAAATTGAACCGCGCCTGCATCAGCGCGCGGCCAAGTTCGGTCTGTGCATTGTGTTCGAAGCTGTCGAAGTAGTCCTGATCGTAGGGCGCGTGCCCGGCCTCGACCGGGTAATAGCCGATGCCGTGCTGCAGCCACCAGGTCAGGCAGCGGCGCGAGAACTGCCCCACCAGCGGTAGAACTGCCCGAGCGGGTCCGCGATCCGCTTGTCGCAGGTGTGCAACATGTTCGTGCATCGGCAGAACTTCTCCGGTTTGGCAAACCCGATGCGGCGCAGATCGAGCCGCGGGTCGGTGATCTTCTCGGGCGCGTTGTGGCCACCGTGGCCGCCCAGCACGACGAAGGTCTTGACCTTGAGTGCGAGCGCCGCTGGCACGATCCAGCCGACGCCGCCGACGACGATGTCCGCATCGCGCACCAGGGCGAGCA